GGTGTTTCTCGAAACGCCCATATCGGAGGAAAATTAGTTGTTACGGGTGTAAGTAACACAGCCAATCTCAATGTAATAGGTACAGCCACAGCAACATTGTTTTCTGGGAATGGTTCTTCGTTGACATCTGTTGATGCAGAAACTTTAGATGGAAAAGATTCTACGGACTTTGTTTCCAATACGTTTGCAATTGCTACCTTTACAACTAACAATTATATTCAGTCAGATACATTTAAGTCTGACGTTGGTGTTGTTTCAAACAACTACGTTCAAGGAAGATACACTTCTAATAATTTTGCTAAGTCTATTTTTAGCTCAAACAATTATATTCAAGACAGATTTACTTCAAACAACTACGTTGAAGGTAGATTTTCCTCTAACAACTATGTTACGACAAAGCTTGGAACAAGAGCAACTAACACTTATGTAAATTCTACATTTACATCAAACGGTTACATTCAAGGACGATTTACTTCTAACAACTTTGTAAAAGATACCTTCGTATCAAACAACTATGCTGCTGACAGTTTCTTGAGATCAGACCAAGATGACACTGTTACTGGTAAACTCAATTTTACGACAACTACAAACTTCACGTCTACTGCTAATATTGAAGGTGGTTTTGCAAAACTTCCTAATACATCTAATATTAGTATTACTGGAATGAGTTCAGCATCTAACAAATATATAAGAGTTAGTGGAGACGGTAGTAAATTAGTATTCTCTAACTCTTCTATTGCCAACACAGGTGATATTGGAGATATTTTAGTTGATTACGGTAGTATCTCTAATGCAGACGTTCTTGTTTGGGACGAAAACATTCAGAAATTTAAAAACTATCCAAGACAACTTATCGATATTACATCAATTGATGATATTGACGATGTAAATACTGCCAACTCAGCAGGTGAGATTTTAATTAGGGTTGTCAACACTTCCGATTCGAATACCTTTACTGGAACATCGAATGGGTTTATTACTGGTAGACTAGATTCTTTAGCAGAGACGGAATATACAGGAATATCTAATCCTGCTATTTCGTATTCTTCTACAGGTAACTCTCTTATTCAGGTCTACATGAATGGCGTAAAGTTAAGCAATTCCGATTTCACAGTAACCAATACAAGTTTAGTTACTCTGTCTTCTGCACCAGTAAGTTCAGACATTGTTCAAATTGTAGAGTTTAATCCACATGCATTTGTTGTTGGAGATGGTACTCCTTCTTATGTGAATCAGCCTTCCTTCTCGGATATCAGACTCAAAACTGGTATTAAAAATTACCAAGCTTCATCATCTATTCTTGAGGTAGAAACATATACTTATCAGTGGAAAGATACGGTTAGATTCCACAACAGAACAGAAATTGGTTTTGTTGCACAGGATCTTGAGAAGCACGTTCCGGAGTTAGTTTCTGAAAACAGTGTGGGTGAAAAAATGGTTGACTATGGAAAAATGACTGCGGTTCTTCTTTCGACAATAAAGCAAATGGATAAGAGAATCAAAGATTTAGAGAGTAAAACATTCTGCACTTGTCCGGAGGAATAAATGGCTACTCCAACATCAAACACAGACTTTAAAGAATACTGTTTGAGAAAACTAGGTAAGGGAGTAATTGAAATCAACGTGAGCACGGCTCAAGTTGATGATAGAGTTGATGAGGCAATTAATTTTTATCAAGACTATCATTTTGACGGAACTGAAAGAACATTCTACAAAAAGCAAATAACACAAACAGACAAAGATAATAAGTACATTACTTTACCAGACAATATTATTGGCGCAATTAATATGTTTGATATTGGTAATGCTGATAATACTAATAATCTTTTTAACGTGCGTTATCAGATAGCTTTGAATGATTTGTACACTCTTACATCTCAATCTTTAGTTCCCTACTATATGGCCTTCCAGCATTTAGAACTGTACGAACAGATCTTAGTGGGAAAGCAACCGATAAGGTATAACAGACACAAAAATCATTTTCATATTGATATGGATTGGGATAAACTTGCTGTCGATCAATATCTTCTCGTAGAAGCTTATCAGGTAATTGATCCTGATGAGTTTACAAAGATGTATGGTGATTATTGGCTCCAACGTTATGCAACTTCGCTTATAAAAATTCAATGGGGTGAAAATCTCAAGAAGTTCCAAGGTATGCAAATGCCCGGTGGCATGGTTATGGACGGAATGTCTATATACAATGAGGGACTACGAGACAAGGAGCAGTTGGAAATGGAAATGAGAACATCATACTCTCTTCCAGTCGCTGATATGATTGGCTAATGACAAGAAATGCATATTTCAACCAATACACAACATCGACAGAGCAAAACCTTCACGAAGATCTGATTATAGAAAGTATTCAGATCTTTGGTTTTGATATTGATTACATGCCTAGAGTGTCTTTGGGTACTGATTCTGTTTACACAGAATATACAAGCTCTGCATTTATAGACGCTATACCTGTTGAGATGTATGTAAAGAATGTCTTAGGCTTTGAAGGAGAAGGTGATTTTGTTTCTAGGTTTGGTTTAGAGCTTAGAGACCAAGTTACCTTTACAATTGCTCAAAAAAGATTTGATCAAGAAATAGCCAATGCATCTTTTGTTAGTACATATTCTGCGGCAAACGTAGCGATATCAAACAATGTTTATACTGATCAAGCTATTACGATTTCCAGACCAAGAGAAGGGGATCTTCTTTATTTTGGTTTATCAAATACTTTTTTTGAGATTAAATTTGTTGAACATGAGCAGATCTTTTATCCTCTAGGAAAGTTGCAGACGTTTGATCTTAGATGTGAAAAATACGAGTATTCAGGTGAAGTATTTTCAACTGGCAATACTACTTTAGACGGTTATATGTCTAGCCTTTCTTTGGGAGTGGTTGCTGGTAATACGGATTCTGGTGCGAATAACGTTCCGGGTGCCATTAATTTTGATATTCAGCAAGAGTTCGATCAAATCGTTGACTTTACAGAAAACGACCCATTTGCAAGTGGACAATACTAATGCTCGGACATAACTTTTTTCACGATCTTATAAGAAAATACGTTGCCACTTTTGGTACTTTATTTAACGACATTAAATTAAAGAGACTTAATAGACTCGGTGAGGTTATATCCACAATAGAAGTGCCTTTGACATATGGTCCAAGACAAAAATTTGTCACAAGACTACAAGAAGATCCCGATTTAAGTGCTCAAGTTGGTATGACGCTTCCAAGAATATCCTTTGAGATTGTTAGAATGGGATTTGATCCTAGTAGACAACTTCCTTCGACTAACAAGATTATCAGTAAATCTCAGCCAAATAAAGCTAAGACAATATTCTCATACGTACCATATGACATTCAATTTTCACTGAATGTTTACACGGCGACAAACGAGGATGGTGTAAGAATCGTAGAACAAATTCTGCCCTTCTTTATTCCACAATTTACCCCGACCGTAGAGCTAATTAGTGACCCAGAAATTAAATTGGATCTGCCGATTATCCTAAATGGTGTGACTACTCAGGATTTATATGATGGTTCTTTTGAACAGAGAAGAGTTTTAGTCCATACTATGGACTTTGTTATGAAAGCATACATGATAGGGCCAATCATAGAGAAGCCACTTATTCTAGTCGCAAATACAAACATGCGTGTAGATGGATTTACTGCAAATATTGGAAGTGTAGACACAAGTGTGGAAAGCTTCAGTTTCACGCCCGGTCAATACGCTAACGGATTTCCGACAAGCAATGGCGCTCTTTCCGTATCAGCAAATACTATATTACCAAACTCTAACTTTGGAGTTATTACAAGATTTTCTTCGACCGTTACAGCTAACAACTCAGTGATTACTATAAGAGATGAATAAAAATAAATTAAATGAAGTCCTTGATATCGAGGACAGTGTACAGAGCGTTCAACAAATCGTCCAACCTCCTGTAGGGGACGATGACGAACAGATTGATAGAGATTATGAATACACAAGAACAAATCTTTATAATATTATTGAAAGAGGTACTGAAGCTTTAGAAGAAGTATTAGAGGTTGCAAAGCAATCACAACAGCCTAGAGCTTTTGAGGTTGTATCAACACTCGTTAAAACTATTTCTGATGCAAACAAAGATCTTTTAGAGCTTAAGAATAAACAGAAGTCCTTAAAGGGTGAGAAAAGCAAACCTAAAAATGTAACCAATGCATTGTTTGTAGGTAGCACCGCTGATCTTCAGAAGATGATCAAGGACATGAAGAAATGAGTGAAGAAAAAAAGAACGCTTATCTCGGCAATATGAACCTTAAAAGGTCTAACGTCGATGTTGAATACACTCAAGAAGAAATGCAAGAGTTTATTAAGTGTGCTCAAGATCCTATTTACTTTTTTGAAAAATATATCAAAATTGTAAACGTTGATCAGGGTCTTGTTCTCTTTGAGCCTTATAAGTTCCAAAAAGAAATTATTGATCTAGCAGTAGAAGAAAGATTTGTAATTTGTAAGATGCCAAGACAGTCGGGTAAAACGACTACGATTGCTGCTCTTCTTTTGTGGTATGTTCTCTTTAATGATAGTTTTAACATTGCTATTCTTGCAAACAAAATGGCACAGTCAAGAGAAATTCTTTCTCGTATTCAGCTTGCTTATGAACACTTACCCAAGTGGCTCCAGCAGGGCGTGCTGGAGTGGAATAAAGGTAACATTGAGCTAGAGAACGGATCAAAGATTCTTGCCTCTGCTACGTCTTCCTCTGCCGTTCGTGGAGGGTCTTTCAACCTCATCTACATGGATGAGCTTGCATTCGTATCACCAAACATTCAAGAAGAATTTTTTGCCTCAGTTTATCCTACAATTTCATCTGGCAAAACATCTAAAATTTTAATTACATCCACACCAAATGGTTTGGATATGTTTTACAGGATCTGGTCCGATGCAGAACAGCAGAAAAACTCTTACAAAAGAGTGGAGGTTAACTGGTGGGATGTTCCGGGAAGAGACGAAAAATTCAAGCAAGAAACGATTGCTAACACCTCCGAAGAACAATGGCGAGTTGAGTTTGAATGTGAGTTCTTAGGATCTCAGTTCACTCTTATTGATCCAAAGTTTCTTAGACAGATGTATCCTGATAAGCCTGTGACATTCAATGACAGGACAGCAATTTATCAAGAACCAGAGTCAAATAAAATTTATGTTATGACTTGTGATGTGGCTAGAGGTGTCAACTTAGATTACTCTGCAGTATCCGTTATTGACGTTTCTCAAGTACCATATAGATTGGTCGCACGCTTTAAAGCAAACAACGTTACTGTGCAAGAGTTTCCAAAGATAATATATGAATTGGGAATGAAGTACAACGAAGCCTTCTGTATGATTGAAATTAATGATGTTGGTCAACAGGTTGCAGACATTCTAGAAAGAGATCTAGAATACGAGAACATGGTAACAACATCATTCAAAGGTAGAGATGGAGTAAAGATTAGTTCTGGTTTCGGTGGTGTTCATATGGTCAACGGACTTAGAACAACTCTTAAGACTAAGAAGATTGGTTGCTCTAACCTTAAGACTCTTATTGAAAATAAAAAATTAATTGCTAATGATTTTGAAGTTATTAGCGAGCTTTCCACCTTTATATCTAACGGACAGTCATTTGCTGCTGACAAAGGAAAGAATGACGATATCGTTATGACTTTGGTTATGTTTGGCTGGATGACGACACAGGACTATTTCAAAAACCTGACGGATACCGACTACGTTCAAAGTCTTTTACAAGAAAGAAAAGAAGAAATGGACTCAATGCTTCCGTTTGGATTTATAAACACAGGCGATGGTTTCGAAGATGACGGTCTGATTCTTTAACAAACATTCGGATTTAATAAATATGAGTGCAGTTTCTTATTTAAGGAGAATACGATGGCATTTTTAGTAAGTCCGGGAATTCAGGTCAGAGAATTTGACCTATCTACTGTTGTCCCTGCAGTAGCCACAACCGAGGGGGCAATAGCTGGTGCCTTTTCTTGGGGTGCGGTTGAAGAAAGAATTTTAATTAGCAACGAAAAAGAATTAGTTCGACAGTTTGGTGAGCCTACCGAATCAAACTTCGAAACTTTCTTTACAGCAGCATCTTTCTTAGCATATGGAAATCAACTTTACGTTTCTAGAGCAATCGATAGTACAGCGTTTAATGCTACTGCAAATGTAGGTGCAGTTGCAAATACACTTGTTCGTAACGATGATCATTATGATTCTTTAACATTTGCTGATACAGATCTTCTGTATATTGCAAAGTATCCGGGTACAAGAGGAAATAGTTTAAAAATTTCTGTTTGTGACACGGCTGATGCATATTCAAATAACCATACAAATTCTGACTCAGACACGTCTGTTGCTCTGAAATTTGCAACTGGGGCTAACACAGCAAATCTTGATATTACCAATAACGTTGATGGCTTTGCGACAGCGAACTCTGAGATGGGTACTATCAGAGGTAAATTAAATGTTGGCGATCTTTTAGAAATCGGCAACACTACAATTGGAACACAATTCATTAGAATTGAAAATATTGGTACAGCTACAAGAATTGGTTCATCAAACACTTATACTTCTACTATTCGTCTTTCTGAGAAACTTTCTCTTATTCATGATAATAGTAACTTTACTATGGATACAGTAAAGAGAAGATGGGGTCATTTCAATCTTTTCGATTCCGCTCCGGGAACATCCGACTACGTTGCTGATAGAAACTCTGCAGGAGAGACTGCAGGTGATGAGATGCATGTTGTTGTTCTTGACGAAGATGGTACTATCACTGGTCAAAAAAGAAGCGTTCTAGAACGATATTCAAATGTGTCCAGAGCAACTGATGCAAAAACACCAGAAGGCTCTACAAACTACTACAAGACGGTTCTTAACAACCAGTCTTCTTGGGTTTGGTGGGCAAATGACAGATCTGGCGCATCTTCTGCAACAGCAGCAAACATTGCTGCTTCAACAAACGAAGATCCACTTTATCTATCCTTTACACAAGGTGCTGGTGAAGGTGATGAGAGTACAATTTCTTTAGGTGCTCTTCAAAGTGCCGCAGATTTATTCAAGGATCCTGAAAAAGTTGACGTGTCTATTATTATGCAAGGTAAAGCTAGAGGTGGAACAAATGGAACATCTTTTGCTAACTACTTAATTGATAATATTGCAGAAAAAAGACTTGATTGTGTTGTAACTATTTCACCTGACAGAGCTGATGTAGTAAATAACAGAATCGATCCTTTGAACGATGTTGATCAATTTAGAAATACTTTGAGATCTTCTTCTTATGGTTTCTTAGATTCTGGTTATAAATATGTGTACGATAAGTACAATGACGTATTCAGACATGTGCCTCTAAATGGAGATATTGCTGGTTTGATGGTTAGAACCGACAATACTAGAGATCCTTGGTACTCTCCTG